CAGGAGGCACGGGCGAGCCGCGCAAGGTCATCCTGCGCCAGTACGCCCTCGAAAAGACCGGCGACTCCTACATGATGACCGGCTTCGACATCGAGGCCGGTGGCATCCGCAGTTTCTTCCACGACAAGATCATCAAGTGGCTGCCGGTCGATGAGGAATACCGCAACAAGATGGGCGGCCGCCTTCGCCGCCGGGGCAACCTGCGCCGCAAGGCCATGTTCCGGCGTCTTGCTACGGCCCGGCTCCTGCGCTCCGGCGAGGACGACCAAGGCTTCTGGGTCGGCTTCACCGGCCGCGCCGCCGAGGTCGCCCGCATCCACCATGAGGGCCTGCGCGACCGGCCCGCGCTCAGGGCCAGACCCATCTCCTACCCGCGCCGCCCTCTAGTTGGGGCCACCGATGCCGACCGTCAGGCGATGCTCGATATGCTTTACAAGAAGTTTTCCGACTTCATGACCTGAACCGGCAGGTGACAACGAGATCGCCTGTTGAGCGGCGTGGTCGAAACACTTCCTTTACTAATGGGTGAGCAGTTTTTCTAAATGATATGCCTTCCCACTCAAAGTGATCACGATGATATTTGACCAGTCAAAAGTTCGACAACCCATGAGAAATCTGCAGGAATTTTGCCGCTCGGCTACGTTTCGCAAACATGTATATGTGACAATTGTTGCATCTCTTTTGGCAGGCTGCGGAGCAAGTGATGATCGCTCAGCAGAAATGGACCTCGTAGTCACTCAAAATGTAGCGGCCGTAATCCACTGGATAGGGCCAGGCGGTCGAACTGAAATACCGACGGACATAGAAGCTAACACCATTGTCTTGGGCAAGAAGAGTGACTTGACGAATGGAGGCACTTGCACCGTCCGCTGGACAGACATGGAAAAAAGGGAAGCATTGGGCGGCGGTGATCCACGAGAGGTGTACCTCGACCTTCCCTGCGACAGCTTGGCGATAGCCACAGATGCCGACCGTTCAAGACGTATACCCTACCACCGAATAGTACCAGCAGCATATGGGTTGGGAAATGATTATCGGGGACAGAATGATTATTTGGAAACCGAATCCATAATTAAGAAGAAGCATGGCGATAACATAACATTATCCCTTACGTCTCCTGTCTGGGCCTGCAAGACTGAAAATGATTATTATCAAAAACTTGGTTTAGAAGATACACCATGCATTGTCATATTAGGTGATACTATATTAGACATGGTAGATCCGCATGCAGATACCCAGTCAAACTTCTACCGGATTAGAATTTCCACAAACGGCATCACTGAAACCTACTTAATTAACAAAGGAGATGCCACGTTCATACCCCACTTTCCTTCGTTAGAAACCCGCCCAAAAAGATGCATGACAACCCCTAAGGCAAAGTGTGTAGGAGGTTAACTTCAAAGACATCTAACGAGCACTTGGAGAGGCCGCCTCTCCACAAACTCAACCTAGCTATGAGCCTTCGACACCGCCGACAAAGGCGGCATGGCCGATGGAACCTTCACCGCAGTTGATCTCTCCCGCCTGCCTGCACCGCAGGTGGTGACGCAGCTCGATTTCGAGACCATTCTCGCAGAGTTGATCGCCTCCATGCGTCAGCTGCTACCGGATTTCGAGCCGCGCGAGAGCGATCCTGCTTTCAAGATCCTGCTTGTTGTCGCCTACCGTGAACTGTTGCTGCGCCAGAGTTTCAACGAGTCGGCCCGTGCCGTCATGGTCGCCTATGCCACCGGCGCGGATCTCGACAATCTGGCCGCGCTGCTCGGCGTCACCCGCTTCACGCTCGACCCGGGCGACCCCGTCCTGGGGATCCCGCCTGTCATGGAAAGCGACATCGACCTGCGCCGTCGCATGGTGCTGGCACCGGAGGGCTATTCGGTCGCTGGCCCCGAGGGGGCATACATCTTCCACGCGCTGTCAGCCCACCCGGATGTTCTGGACGCCTCTGCCACCAGCCCGTCGCCGGGCGAGGTGATTGTCTCGGTCCTCTCGCGCACCGGCGACGGCACGGCACCGGCCGAGCTGATCGCCGCCGTCGCAGACCATGTCTCGTCCGACCGCGTGCGTCCGCTGACAGATCATGTCACCGTTCAGTCTGCCGAGATCGTGCCCTATGCGATCTCTGCGGAGATCACCACCTTCTCGGGCCCGGATGGCTCGGTGGTTCTGGCTGAGGCAAACCGCCGAATTCAGGAATACGTGGTCAACAGCCATCGGCTCGGCCGCGATATCACCATTTCGGGCATCCACGCGGCCCTGCATGTCGAGGGCGTTCAAAACGTCAAGCTCCTGGAGCCGACCGCCGACATCCTCATCAATCGCGTTCAGGCCCCATACTGTACCAGCCTGACCATCACCTATGCGGGGGTGGGCGAATGACCTCCATCTCCCTCCTGCCCCCCAATGCGACAAAGCTGGAGCGCGCGCTCGAGGCGGCAACCGCCCGCCTCGACGACATCAATGCCAACCTCCGAGCCCTGTGGAGCCCGGCTGCGTGCCCCATCGAGCTTCTACCCTGGCTCGCCTGGTCGCTTTCCATCGACAGCTGGTCGTCGGACTGGCCTGAACCGGTCAAACGCGAACGGGTGCGGCGTGCGCTCGACATTGCTCGTCGCAAGGGCACGGCGGACAGCGTCCGCAGGGTCGTCGAGAGCTTCGGCGGGTCGGTGGCCATCCGCGAGTGGTGGCAAAAGACCCCGGCCGGGGAACCACACACCTTCGAGCTGGTGCTGACGCTGGGTGGAGTCACGCGGCCAGTCAGCGCCGCCTTCGTCGATGCTGTGATCGCCGAGGTCGCCCGCACCAAGCCCGTCCGCAGCCACTTCACCTTCACCCAGGGCTTTGCCTCTGTCGCTGGCGTGCGGCTGGCCGCAGCCGCCCGCCCCGTCACCTACGCTCGCCTGCCCTTAGCCGCATGAGGACCGCAATGCCCCTGCCGTTCCCCTGTCCGCCTGAAACTGTGCTCGCCATCCTCGGCGCCACCCTAGTCCTGGTCGAGAAAGCCTGAGCATGAGCGGCTTCACCCTCACTGTCACCAACGCGGGCCGCGCCGCTCTGGTCAACGCCGCCAACAACGGCACCGCCCCGGTGCTGATGGCATCTGTTGGGGTCTCTGCCTCGGAGGTCACACCGACCCTGGACGCCACCGCCCTGCCAGGCGAAATTAAACGCATCGCCACCCTTTCGGGCGATGCGGTAGCGGACGACACCATTCACGTGACCATCCGCGACGAGAGCGTCGACATCTACACCGTGCGCTCGCTCGCCCTGTACCTCGATGACGGCACTCTGTTTGCTCTCTACGGCCAGGCGGACCCGATCATGGAGAAGTCGGCGCAGGCGATGTTGCTGCTGGCGCTCGACGTGGTCTTCGCCGACATCGACGCCCAGCTGATCTCGTTCGGTGATACCAGTTTCCTCAACCCGCCCGCCACAACCGAGCGGCAAGGCGTGGTTGAACTGGCAACCGAAGCCGAGACCACTGCCGGAAACGACGCTACGCGCGCCGTCACGCCCCGAGGGATGAAGGCGGCTGTCAGCAACTGGCTCGACAGCCGGTTCGGCTCAAGCGCGCCGTCGTTGTTCGTCAAATCCATCCTGACCGCAGCAAGCGCGGCCGCCCTCCGGGCCGCACTGGAGATCAGGTCCGCCGCGCTCAAGGATGAAGGCCACGGCTCGGGGCTCGACGCGGATCTGCTCGACGGCCTGCACGCCAGCGCGTTCGCTCAACTGTCAGGCGCTGACTTCACGGGCAACGTATCGGTCGGGGGCAAACTCAGCATGAGCGGCGCTGGCCTGACGCGTGCCGGAACGCCAGCAGGAACTGCATTTATCGTAACCCAGAGCGGCGAATGGATCGCGCGAGGCACCGGGCTCAGAATCACGGATCCCTCCGGGGCTTCAACCTACGTCTCCTTCACGGACACGGCCATTTTCCGGGCAGGAAACCGGGTCTGGGATGCGGGCAATGACGGCGCAGGCTCGGGGCTGGATGCTGACCTGCTCGACGGCCTGCACGCCAGCGCCTTTGCCCATCTCTCAGGCGCTGACTTCACTGGGAGCATTTCTACTACCGGCACGATTTCCGCTGGCGGAAATATCTACATGGCCGACGGGACTGCCCTGTACTCCAATGGCGTTCCGATCATCCGCCAGGCTGGGGATGCCACATGGTTGTACGCGGGCGGCGCAAATGGCTACGTCTTCCGCAACCGGACCAATACCGCCACCATCGTGACCATCAATGACAGCACCGGCATCATCACGCGAGGGTCATACACGGTATGGGATGCGGGCAACGATGGAGCGGGCTCGGGACTCGACGCTGACCTGCTCGACGGCTTGCACGCCTCCAGTTTTGTCCGGTCCACCACAGCCCATGGTTACGCGGCCTATGCGCTCGACGTCCTCAAGGGGAATTATTACGGGATTCTCCACGGCACTTCGACATCGCATATCGCAAGCATGTTCACGCCCACTGGTATCGGGGGGTGGTATCGGCAAAGCGACGCAAAGTGGTTGCTGTATTGGGACGGCGCGCAACTCTATATCGGAGCGGCATCCGGCAACCGGGCTTGGCACGCGGGCAATGACGGCTCGGGTTCTGGACTGGACGCTGACCTGCTCGACGGGCTGCACGCCAGCTCTTTCTCCAAACTGGCAGACTTCATCGCGAGCAAGACGACAAACGGTTACTGCAAGCTGCCGAACGGTATGATCATCCAGGCCGGCCGCTTTACGGCAACCAATGACTCGACCGTCACAGTCAGCTTTCCCGTCGCCTTTCCGAACCTGTGCATGGGCGTCGTCGTCTCCGGCACGGCGAACCTCAGCTCCAACGCTCAGGACAACAACCCGGCAGTCAGAAATGGCTCGGTCGGCCTGACCAGCTTCCAAGTGTTCAATGCGGCCGACACGACGCAGG